AAGCTATGTAAAAACAGGACAACAGGGTGATCTAGCTATTGGCACTGAGATGACACATCCAGTGACTGGTACAACAAGAAAGATTACAGCAGAAGATGTACAAACTGCTTACGAAGCTAACAATGCAAAAGAACTAGAAGCAAAGCTAGCAGTAACGCAGGACATTGTGAACGCAGCTAGCCCTGAGTTTAGGCGTGGTGATCCATCAGCTAACCCTGCTGCTGTAGAACAGGCACACTTAGTTAAATCATTTGATGAGTTCTACACACCCTTTCAGGTTATGCCTACACAGTATAAGAACGCAATTAGCAGTGGTGCCTCAGTACTAACTACTTCTACTGGTAATCCAGAAAAGGATATGCAGTTAGCATCACAGGCTTTTGCTGCTTATCGTACTGTAGAGAGTTTATCATCAGGTCTAACTAAGCGTAGTAAGACGTTGAAAGAAGATGACTTACTGCGTATGCGTACCCTAGATATTTTATCTGGTCCTGCTGGTAGAGAGTTTGATCAAGCACTAAATGCAGTGCAGGGTGAACTATATAAAGATGCAGGTTCACGTGTAACTCTTGATAAGATGTTAGACGCAACAGATGATTCATGGTGGTCTGGTTCTAAGTACAACGACATAGAAAACCCAGCAGAAGTATTAGCACAGTTTAAGGATGTTGTACAGGCTTTGGTAAGGGCTGACGGTATGTCTGCTGAAAAAGCTATGGAACTAGCGGCTGGCTATCTTGAAGAAGACTGGCTGGTAGTAGAAAGTACCAACGGTATTAAACGTGCTGTGCCTCTGTTAAACACAGACATCAAGCAGTATGCAGGTCAAGAGAAAGCAGCGGCTGACTATCTGAATGAAGCCATGCTAGTACCTGAGATAAACAGCTTAGTTAGAAGTGTACGTGGCGAGGGTGCTGGCCTTTCTATGAAAGTAAATCCTTCTAACCCTAATGCTGTAGACATCATTATTGAGGCTGAAGACGGTGCTGCACCACCCTTTGTTATTGACACTGTAGCTTTCTCTGAATTAGGTACACTATCTAAAGAGATGATGGTTGAACGTCTACGAGTAGAGGCTAACAGAGAATCAGAGTTTGAAGCCAACAGAGGTGTGTTTACAACTATTGATCTAGCTGACTTAGGTAATCTTGATGATGATGAGATAGAAGCTAGAACAGGTATTGCACCTGATGAAGCTAACGCACTGCGAGAGGTACGTGCATCATTAAATAAAATGATAGGTGTATCCCCAGAGGATGAGGCTATTAAGGCTGAGAACGAAGCCCTTATGGTTCTACGTACTCAGGCTGAAGCTGAAGCAAGCGAAGCTGATGAGGCTAATCAGGTGGAAGAAAAGCCTTTCTTTGAGGTTGGTGAAGTAAACCTAATGAACGCTTTTACTGATATGTTTAAAGACAAGAAGGTAAAGGAAAGTGTTATTAGTAAGGCTAAGGAACAGGGCATACCTGATGATAAAGCTGAAAGTTTCTTTGCTAGTCTGGTAGATTCAGCAGGTTCTTTCTTTGTAGGTGATGAAGCACAAGCGGCTACACTACCTAGTGAAACAGCACCTAGCGAAACCACTAGAACAATATTTAAAGATCAAACAGGAAAAGTAGCAGACATGACAGGTAACACCGTTGCAGAAAAAGCAGGTAATCTAATTAAGTCCCAAGAGGGGTTTGAGCCTTCACCTTACAAGGACGGTAAAGATCGTTCAGTAGGTTACGGTTTCTATTTACCTGCACTAGAACCTGATGAACTAGCTTTAATTGCTGATGTAGAAAACATTACACAAGAAGAAGCTGATGCAGTTATGGAACTGAAGACTAGGAAGATTAGTACCTTCTTAGCTGATGAGATTACTAACTTTGAAGCACTACCTGAGGAAACTCAGCTAGGTGTAATGAGTATGGCTTATCAATTAGGTGCGCCTAATCTTCCATCTAGCTGGCCTAGCTTTATGAAGGCTATCAAAGAAGCTGCATCTGCACCTGAGGGTTCAGCAGAACAAACAGCAGCCTTAGAAGAAGCAGCGTTCAACATGCTTTACAATCGTAAGGCAGATGGTTCTACTACCAAAACAAAGTGGTATCAACAGACACCTAACCGTGCGGAAGAAATGGCTGCGGCTGTAAAAGGATAACATAATGGCTGAGATTTCTAAGGAAACACAAGAGAAGTTGGGATTCGGTAAACCTTTACCTAGTCCCTTTGTCTCACGTATAAGTGAAAACTCTCTTGAGGCTATGAAACGTCAGGAAGAAATCTCTAACGAACAGACAGATTTCTCTACGTTGTATAGCAAAGCAAGAGAAGAAGAACACATTGATGCTATATATTCTCGTAATAAATATAGATTCTCAGCCAATCCTTACAATCCTGTAACAGAGATTACTACTGAAATGTCCGATGCCCTCACTGCGGGGTTGACAGACGAAAGAGCCATCGAAGATATATTTGATGCAGCTAGGTCTGAGAGTCTTGACTATGCTATGACAATGGCAGAGGACTATCGTAAGACTGATAAGAACAGAACGGAACTAGCTGCTGCTGGTTGGAGAGGTATAGGAGCTACAATTTTAGCTGCTATGACTGACCCGACTGAGGTAGCAGGTATTATTGGAACCACGGCTGCTGTGTCAGCTATCAGTGGTCCTGCTGCGCCTGTTACTGGTACAGCTACGGCTGTCGCTGGAACTGCTGTGCAAGCAGGTAGATCACTAAAGAAGGGTTATAACGTATATAGAGCCTTGAAGATAGGTGCTGGATTAGGTGCAGCAGAGGCAGCAGTGTTTGAAGGTATACGTGCTTCAATGAAGTACGATATTGATGGCGGTGATGTCATGCTTGCTGGACTATTTGGTGCAGGTCTACAAGGCGGTGTAAGTGCCGCTGGTATGGCCTTTGCTAAACGAGCCAAGGTACATCAGCTAGCACAGCGTAGTGCGCTTGGTGAGGTTCTTACGCCCGATGAACAGGCTTTCTTAAAGGGTAACTCAGGTGAAGAACTGACTAACAAAATAATTGCACAAGAAGCTGCAACAGGTGACTTTGCTGGACTAGGTACTAAGTCTATCAATGAGATTACAGCAGAACAAGCACGTACTGTATCCTTCCAGAGAGGCAGCAATGCCTTTACCAAGGCCGTTAGACTAGATGCTTTACGTAGCTTGGTATCTCCTTTTGTTAGAGCCAAGCAATCGTCTAACGGATTTATACGCCTTGGTGCAGATAAGCTGGGATTGAATAGTACAGGTAACAAGTCAGGTGAGGTGGTAAATCCATCTGCATCTGAGGTTAAGGCTTACCTAGAAAGTAAGTACCGCACAGGCTTTGCACGTAGCTTAACAGTAAACCGTAAGGCTTGGATGGCAGGTAGTGGTGGTACAGTACAAGACTTTAACGTATTAGTATCTAAAGCTATGCGTGATCCCAATGCTATTGTGCCTACAGAGGTGCGTAAAGTAGCAGACGATGTACATAAGCAGCAAAGAGAACTAGGAAACTTAGCTATTAAGAATAATGTAGCAGGTTTTACTACAGGTATCTTAGACAACCACCCTAACTATCTACCTAGACTTTTTAGTGATAATGGTATTACTAAGATACGTGCTAAGTTTGGCGATGACAACGTAGCTGTAACAGACTTGGTAGAAAAAGCTATACGTTCTGGACAGCCTGACATTGAGGATGCTGTACGTAGGGCATTAACTACTAGCAAAGGTAAGCGTGTAACTCAAAAGGCAATCAATACTTACATTCGTAAGATGGCTACTGGTTATGCTAAGACAGTAATGTCACGGCCTTTTAAGAAGGGCGGTAACGTAGGTGGATTAGACCTATCAGTGGAAGATTTGACTGCTGCCTTAAAGAAAGAGGAACTAGATGAAGACGTTATCATTGGTGTACTAGAAGCAGTAACTAAGTCTAAAGGACTACGCGCACATAAACGCGCACAACCTCGCTTAGTATTGGATGAGAATGTAACAATTAACGCTAAGACTGTTAATGGTGATGTAGAAGAACTGTCTTTCTCTGAGTTACTAGAGAACGACATTGAAAACCTACACAATGCTTACGTATTCCAAATGTCCAGTGGTATAGGACTAGCACGTAATGGTATTAACACTAATGCGGCTGGTTCATCCTTTGATGATTTCTTAGCTAAGATTAAGCAAGAGAACGTAGAACAAGGTATAACAGGCACTGAAGCAGAAGTAAAAGCTTTAGAGTATATGTATAATGGTATTACTGGTCAACACGTATTCAAGCAGGATGTTAGTGATGGCGTAAGACGCTTTAACAGACGTATACGTGAGTACAGTTTTATTACTAACATGGGCATGTCAGGTATGGCAGCTATGATGGAGTTGACTAACTCTCTGTTAGAGTACTCACTACCAGTCTTACTACGTACCGTGCCTCAGTATCGTAAACTTTATAGTAAAGCAGCTAACGGTCAGCTTGATGATAAGTTGTTACGTGAACTAGAAGTAATGACAGGACTAGGTGGTGATGTAGTTACGTCCAAGTTTAATCGTGCCTCTCGTTTTGAGGGTGGCGATATGGATGCAGCTATGATGCCTGAGGCTGTAAATTTCCATGACGAACTACTTGGTAGGGCTAGAGAGAAAGTCTCTATACTCTCAGGTTTGTCAGGCGTGACAATGAGCCTACGCCGTATGTCTATGCTAAACTATTCTTCACAGTGGACTAGGGCAGCAGCACAAGGCAAGCCACCATTCTCAAAGATCAAGATGGAACAGCTTGGTATTGATGAGGATGTAGCATCAGCTATCTTTGCTAATATTAAGAAACACGCTACTACAAGAAACAACGGCAAGGTTTTACAGTCTTTAAACATAGATAAGTGGGATATTAAATCTGCTAAGGGTGTTTCAGGTGAGGATGTGAGAGAAGCTTTTTCCATCTCTGTTTATAGAGAAGCTACTCAGAACGTACAGGAAATGAACTTAGGTTCTGTGAATGGTACACTGCGTAGTGAATGGGGTAAGACTATTTGGCAGTTTCTTAGCTTTCCATTAGCAGCTTTAGAACAACAAACAATGCGTATGGGTGTTCGTGCTAGACATGGTGATATTGTCGTAGGTAAGGTTATCATGGGTAGCATGTTCATGGGTTCTCTTATGTACATGGCAAAAGTACAGATGGCTGCGGCTGGACGTAGTGATGCCGATGAGTACATCAAAGAACGTATGAGTATGAAAAACCTGACTAAAGGCTCACTAGAACTTATTGGTGTGGCTAGTGTGTTTGGATATATTGCACAGGTTACAACAGGAATGATGGGTGGTAACTCGTATGCTACTACACCACCAGCCTTGTCAATGGCATCTAACGCAATACAAACACTAGGAAACTTTGCAGAAGGTGACATGACTGAATCAGAATGGCGTAAGTTTTTAAGGCTTGCCCCCTTTTCATCTTTATATGTTGTCAAGCAGGGACTAAATAAAGTAGCTAATGAAGCAGCAAACTAAATAGGAAAACAAATGGCTTTTTCATATCATAATTACGAACCAACAAACAATACTACGGATACCTTTAGTATCCCTTTTACATTTACAGCTCAGTCTGAGATTAGTGTAACAGTAAATGGTGTGGCTCAGACAGGTCTAACTTTTCCTTCTAGCTCCACAGTACAACTAACAGCCCCTGTTGCATCTGGCTCACTGGTACAAGTCAGACGTACCACAAGCTTGGCAGCACGTGCTATTGATTTTGCCTCAGGCTCTGTGTTGACTGAAGAAGACTTGGATGATAGTAATATTCAGGTCTTTCACGCAGCGCAGGAATCAGCAGACCTAGCGGGGGATTCAGTTCAGTTAGGTAACGATAATAAATGGGATGCTAGTGGCAGCATCATTAAAAACGTAGGCACACCCACGGCTAACACTGACGCAGCTACTAAAGCGTATACTGATACAGAAGTAGCTGGTGTGGTTTCTACTGCTGTTTCTCAAGCAATTGCTTCCGCTAACTCAGCCGTGACCACAGCAACAGGTAACATTATTCCTGATGCTACCAAGCTTGCCATCCATCCTATCGGTAGCCAGTACACACTGTCAGACGGTTCTACGACTGACTACTCAGCAAAGCATTATCAAGACGCAGCTTCTACTTCAGCTACCAATGCTGCAACCTCTGAGACTAATGCAGGAACATCCGAAACTAACTCTCAGAATTGGGCAATTAAGACTGATGACTATGCAGAGGGTACTCTAGGTTACTCAGCTAAAGCATGGGCTATTGGTGATACTGGCGGTGTAAGTAATACTGCTGGTGCTGGCCCTGCCAAAGATTGGGCTACTGAGACCACCACTAATGTGGACGGTACTGAGTATTCTGCAAAAGAGTATGCTATTGGCGCACAGCGTAGAGGCCAAGCAGGTGGTGGTTCAGCTAAAGATTGGGCTACCTACGTTGATGGTACTAATACAGTAGATGGGACATCTTTTTCAGCTAAGTATTGGGCTACAAAAGCAGAAGAACATAAAACAGAGTTTTCTAATTTATATCATGGTCAATCTAGTACTGCACCAACTGGTAGTGAAGTAGGGGCTGGTGATCTCTGGTTTGATACGGCTAACAATGCCTTAAAATATTATGACAATAGTAATCAATGGGTAGCTATTCAAGCTGTAGACACCACAAACTTTGCCACAAAAGGCTTCAGTATAGCCTTAGCAATCGCCCTTTAGGAGTAAGTAACAAATGGCACAAGATTTTATACGATATATGCTGCAAGGCGTTGGAACGGTAGCGGCTGATGTCCCCGATGGGACAAATTTTAATAGCATAGACGCATTGGTGGGTATTCATATGACCAACACATCAACAAATGCAATCACGGTTGACGCTTATATTCAACACACAATCAACGGTGCGGCTGTCAATCACTACCTTATCAAAGGCGCACCCATTGCAGCAGGTGGTGCATTACAACTGCTTGATGGCGGCGCAAAGATAGTAGTCCAAACAGGCGATAGATTGTGGGTTAAATCAGATACTGCATCATCGTTGGATGTGTGGGTATCTGCTGTTGATGCTATTAGCACATAGGAGTGAGACATGGGTTACATAGGTAATCAAACTACAAACGCATACACTTCTATGGATAAACAAGACATTACTGGTAACGGTGGTGCAAACTATACGCTGTCACATGCTGTTGCTAACGAACAAGAGATAGAAGTATTCGTAAACAATGTTCGTCAAGAGGGCGGCGTTGGTAAGGCGTATACGGTTTCTGGAACTGCTTTAACCATGACAGGCAACGTGTCATCTAGTGATGAATTTTATGTTGTATTCCAAGGCAAAGCGGTGGGTACGATTGTACCGCCTGATGGTAGTGTAGGCACAGCTAAGTTAGCTGATGGTTCTGTTGGCACAGCCAAGCTTATTGATGGCAATGTAACCGCCGCTAAGTTAGCTACTACCTTAGACTTGTCTGGCAAAACGCTAACTTTACCAAGCGGCTATGTAAAACAAGTTTATGATAGTGGCTTTATAAGTATTGCAACCGATAGTTGGATAACAGTCACGCATAATATTGCTTTGCCTTACACGGTTTCTGTTTTGCAAAAGGTGCTTACCAGTGGGGCTGGCGAGGATGCTGAGTATTCAGATAACGATGTTATTGAAATATCCCCAAATACAGAAATTGGCAGCTATTCTTCAACAGGATTTCACAGCATATCAAAAGATAATTCTTTGAGGGTATGGGGTCATGCAGCGGTTGGTGGTGTTCATAATGACACTTCTTCAAGGGCAACTGGCTATTTGGTAAGGCAGACAACAAACGGAACTCGTTTCCTAATTTACAAAGCACAGTAGGAGACAGATATGGCTTTATCTAAAATACAATCAGAGTCCGTCAACCTAGCTGATGACTTTGCGTTTACTGGCACTGTTAGTGGGGCTGGTGGCGGCAAGGTTTTGCAAGTTAAGCAGACTCCTATTAACTATATCGTAAGTGCAGCACCTGCTGGTGAAGCCACATTCAACGATATTGCAGGTATGAGTGTTTCCATCACACCAGCGGCAACATCAAACAAGATACTGGTTAGTTTTACGATTAATATAGGTCGGTCAACGGCGCAACAAAACAATTCAATCAAACTGTTGCGTGATAGCACCGAAATCGTTGGAACAGGGGCAACCAAGAATGTATCTGGGTATCACCGATTGTATTCAAATCCAGAGATAGGTGTACTGACACTGCAATATTTAGATTCTCCATCCAGCACAAGCGCACTGACATACAAACTACAGTGGGCAAGTGGTGGGTCTGGTTATCTTTACTTAAACAGGCGTGGAAATGACTCAAGCTATGCAACTGTTTCAACTATTACAGTAATGGAGATTGCCGGATGAGACATGAAGCAATTTACGCACTATATACAGATGCTGTCTCTATCAGCGGTAATGATGATGATGCTGTCGCAACAGACGCAGATGGTAACGTAGTATCTTGGGATTCATCTGCGGTGGCAACAAAGGAAGCTGAACTATTAGCGGCGTTCAAGCTAGGCGAATTGCGTGAAGAACGTAATCGCTTACTAGCAGGAACAGACCATTGGGTTCTTTCGGACACGGCTGATGCTACATCTGCCCAGACAACATACCGACAAGCTCTGCGTGACATCACAAACAACGCTACGTCACTAAATGATGTAACATGGCCTACGAAACCATAAGGAACAACACATGCCATACATTGGAAAACAGCCCCTTACTGGGCAATTTAAAATGGTAACAGTGCCTAGCGCATCTGCTACAGACACCTACGCTATGACAATAAATGGCGCACCTTACAAGCCAGCAACGGCTGAACAGCTAATCGTA